CGGTTATGATGAGTTAGGCCAGAAAATCCGCAGATCGCGGTTCGACGGCACGCAATACTTGTTTGAGATGACGCCGCCCAAAACGCAATCTGTGGTCAAGGGCGCGTATCGTGAGGCAACAGCCAACCCGCTGGGCTTTACTGGTGACTTGCTCAGTAATGCCGTGCAAAGCGCTTGGGACGCCATCTCAGTGCCAGCCAGATCGATGGCAGGCGAGCCAATCACTTACGGAGATATTGCTGGGCTGACAGGTATGGTGACGCTTGGCGCTGGCGCTGGCACCGCACCTGCTGGAGCATTGCGCATGGGCGCAGCGCGTGATGGCCGACCACCGCTAACCTTTGCCGATGTGGAACGTGTGATGATGGCACCATTCGACATGGGGCGTGGCATGGGGGACAACGGTGGTCCACCACTTAGAGACGTTGTGCGTCCAAGAAGCTATGAGCGCGTTGGCTTAGATATTGCAGAGAATTTGAGAGGCGTCCCATCTGCCGCAGAAATCTCTGGGCGTGGGCCGACAGCGCCCGGCGCTGGCATGACAGACATTAAATCGCAAAAGCCAACTGCACTCTCCGGCAGTTACAGTCGCGGATTCATGGACGAAGAATTGGTTGCCCCAATTCAGTCAAGCATAGCAGACCTTGAGGGCCGGACGCTGATGGGAATTGTTGGGGACACGTCTGGTCGGCAGCGCGTCACGCAGGTCAACGAAGATGTTTTTGAGACCCCAATCGATACACAGGGCGGCTTCCAATATATTGATCGCCCCGGACAGGGATATGCTGGTGCGCAAACTGCAACATCCAGCAAACTCAACGAGGCAAGCAAAACTGAAGACCCATTCTACATCAGCTTGCTGATGGGCGAACAATCGCCCGACTTTGCTGTTCCAACCTCGCAGATTTTTGGCCAGATGCTTAAGGGCGCCCCAATCGCCACAAAGAACATCCCCACAATTGACGAAGCTATCCGTGGCATTGGCATGTCTGTGGTGAAAAAGAAGATTGTTGATGGGCAAGAAGTCAAATACAGCGAAACAATATACCCATTCGGAGATTTCAAGAGCATTGGAACACCGGGCTACTTTGATGAGTATGTGGCTAGTCTCCCGACTGGCACGCAGCGTGCGGCACTTCTAAAGGGATTGGATAAGGCAAATCTCCAAAAGATGGGTCTGCCAAAAGTTTCCGATGCTCGCGCAGCGATGATGGACGAAGCCCAGATTGGCATGGATTGGGGATCGACAGGCTATCGCGGGTTTACCCCAGACATTGAGCGTGGCGCATTCCGCACAACGCCCGATCAGTCGTTAACATATCAGGCTGGCGTTGATAAGGTCGGTGCTGCAAGAACGCTTACTGGCCAAGGCCGTGGCATACCATATGCGCTGACATTCCCTGATTTGGCGGCAGAACTTCGTGCAAAGGGAACTGGCGGTGGCCTTGAGCTGACAAGCCCAGCATATAAAGTGTTTGAGGGAAGCCCTAAGCGCGCAAAGCAACCTGTCACGCCTCTTGTCGTCGATCTTGTTTCGACATTTCGTGAAATGGAAGACAGATTTGGCCGACGCTCTGCGCTAGGGTTTGCCCGTGACACGTTAAAGGACATAAAGGTCACCAAGGAAATGATTGAAGCCGCTCGACGCGCCAACGCTCCGACTTGGATGATTGCCCTAATGTCATCCGCTGCGCTATTGTCTCAAAGCCCGGAAGAAGAAGGTATTTAAGGCTCAGTAATGAACCTAAACATCAACACGCCACGCTGGGCTGTTCCAATCCTCAAAAAAGAACACGCCCGCTACATCGGCGCATTCGGTGGGCGTGGATCTGGCAAGTCAACGTTCTTTGCCGAATGGATTGTTGAGCGCTGCGTGATGAAGCGCACCGATGTGGTCTGTGTTCGTGAAGTGCAAAAGTCTCTCAAGCAATCCGTCAAGAAGCTGATTGAGAACAAGATACAGGAACTTGGCGTTGGGCATATGTTTGAGGTGCAGCAGGCGGAGATCAAATGCCCGCATGGTGGTGTGATCATCTTTCAGGGGATGCAGAACCACACAGCCGACAGCATCAAGTCGCTTGAGGGCTTTGACATCGCTTGGGTGGAAGAAGCGCAGTCGATCAGCCAGTTTTCGTTGGACCTGCTGCGCCCGACAATCCGCAAGCCCGGCTCGCAGCTGCTGTTCAGTTGGAACCCGCGATATGAGGACGATCCCGTTGAATCATTACTTCGTGGAAGCAACGCCCCAACCGACAGCATTGTGGTCGAGGTCAACTATTCCGACAATCCGTGGTTTCCAGACGTGCTACGGGATGAGATGCAATACGACCTCAGGCGAGATCCAGATAAATATCTGCACGTCTGGAAGGGTCAGTATGTTCGCAACAGCGAAACACGGGTGTTCAAGAACTGGGTCATAGAGGACTTTGAATCGCCGCCTGACGCCATCCATCGGTTCGGTGCAGACTGGGGCTTTGCAACCGATCCGACAGTGTGCGTTCGCTGCCACATCATAGGCCGCAAGCTATATATCGATTATGAGGCGTATCAGGTCGGCTGCGAGATCGTTGACACGCCATCGCTGTTCATGTCCATCCCAGAGGCTGAGAAATGGCCTATGGTTGCAGACAGCGCACGGCCCGAGACAATCAGCCACATGCGCAAGAACGGTTTCCCCAAGATACAATCAGCGGTCAAGGGCGCGAAGTCTGTTGAGGAAGGCATTGAGTGGCTGAAGTCGTTTGACATCGTTGTTCACCCGCGCTGCAAGCACACGATTGATGAACTGACGCTGTATAGCTTCAAGACTGATCACATGACGGGCAAGATTCTCCCGGTGCTGGAAGACCGCGACAACCATGTGATTGATGCGGTGCGCTATGCTCTTGAAGGTGCGCGTAGGGCTAACGCACAGCAGAAGCCAAAGGCCCGGCCAGTGGTCACAATGATGCCGATGGCAAGGTGATTGTTTTATCCGCCAAAAGCGCCTATAATGGCGCGAAATGAATTGCGAGGAACTGCCGTGGCAAGAATGACCAGAAGCGAACGCCTTGCAACAGTGCATCAGGATGCGCTGCAAGAGTTCGACGACATTCAAAGCGCCATGCGTGAAGGCCGTCTGCAATGCCTTGAAGATCGTCGCTTTTACTCCATTGCCGGGGCGCAATGGGAAGGCAACCTTGCCGAGCAGTTCAACAACAAGCCGCGCTTCGAGGTAAACAAGATTCACCTGTCGGTCATGCGGATCATCAACGAATACCGCAACAACCGCATCACGGTGGACTTCGTTAGCAAGGATGGCACGTCAGACGACAAGCTGGCCGACACCTGTGACATGCTGTTCCGCGCAGATGAGCAAGACAGCGGTGCTGACGAAGCCTATGACAACGCCTTTGAAGAAGCGGTTGGCGGTGGCTTTGGTGCTTTCCGTCTGCGCACTGAATACGAAGACGAGTATGACGAAGAGAACGAAAACCAGCGCATTCGGATCGAACCGATCTATGATGCTGACACAACCGTGTTCTTTGATCTAGATGCCAAGCGCCAAGACAAGTCTGACGCTAAGGTGTGCTTTGTCTTGACCTCGATGACGCGGGATTCATACCGCAAAGAGTTTAACGACGATCCAGACACATGGCCGCACGAAATTCACCAGAATGAATTTGACTGGTCAACGCCTGACATGATCTTTATCGCTGAGGTGTTCCGCGTTGAGGAAGCATCGGAACTGATCCGCACGTTCCAATCTATCGACGGCGAAGAAACCCGTTACAGCGAGAAAGACTTCGCTGACGATCCAGAACTTGAGAACATGCTGACGGCTACGGGTCAGGTCGAGGTGCGCCAGAAGCGCGTGAAGCGCCGCAAGGTGCATAAGTATATCATGAGCGGCAACGGCATTCTGGAAGACAGCGGCTATATCGCTGGCACAGAAATCCCGATTGTGCCTGTTTACGGAAAGCGTTGGTATATCGACAACATCGAGCGTTGCATGGGTCACGTTCGCATGGCCAAAGATGCGCAGCGTCTTAAGAACATGCAGTTGTCCAAGCTGGGCGAAATCTCTGCGCTGTCCACAACCGAAAAGCCGATCTTCGCAGCCGAGCAAGTCGCTGGCTATGAGATCATGTGGGCCGAGGACAACCTGAAAAACTATCCGTATTTACTCGTTAATACCATGACAGATTCAAATGGAAACGAGGCGCTAGCTGGCCCTGTGGCATATACCAAGCCACCACAAATCCCGCCTGCGTTGGCTGGTCTGTTGAATATCACCGAGCAGGACATCAGCGATCTGTTGGGCAACCAGCAGGCTGGCGAGCAGATGGTTTCCAACATCTCTGGCAAGGCTGTGGAGTTGATCCAAAGCAAGATCGACATGCAGACCTATATCTACATGTCGAACATGGCAAAGGCGATCAAGCGCTGCGGTGAAATCTGGCTGTCGATGTCACGCGATGTGATGGTTGAATCAGGCCGCAAGCTAAAGGGCATCGGATCGCAGGGTCAAATGTCTACCGTCGAACTGGCCAAGCCTGTCTTGAATCCAGAGACGGGCGCGGTGGAATATGAGAACGACATAAGCAAAGCCAAGTTTGATGTTGCGGTTGAGGTCGGGCCATCGTCTGAATCCAGACGCGCCGCAACTGTTCGGTCGCTGATGGGCATGATGCAACTGGCGACCGATCCAGAGACGCAGCAGGTGCTTGGCTCGATGGCAATGCTGAACATGGAAGGCGAAGGCATCTCTGACGTGCGCGACTTCTTCCGCAATCGTCTGATCAAGATGGGTGTGGTGAAGCCAACCGCTGAGGAGCAACAGGCATTGCTTGAGGAACTGCAACAGGCGCAGTCGCAGCAGCAGCCCGATCCGCAGGCGCAGTATCTGCAAGCAGCGGCAATGGAAGCGCAGGCCAAAGCAGGTCAGGCGCAGGCCAACACAGCATACACCTTGGCACGGGCTGAAGAGACCAAAGCCAAGACCGTTGAAGTGCTTTCTGGCATCCAGCAGAAAGAGCGCGACAGCGTATTGAACACGGCGAAGGCACTTCAAGAAGTGGTATCGCCCGGAATGCGGCAACCGCCCAGCCGCACATTCTAATGGGTGAGAATTGTATGAGGATCGAATGGACGAAGATAAGGCAGAATTTGACGACGATCTAGATGAAGTTGAGGAGCCGGAAGTCGAAGAACCTGAAGAGGAAGAAATCGACACTGAGGCCGAGACTGAAGAAGACGATGTTGTTGTCAGCATAAATGGGGAATCGCCTGACCCCGAAGACGAGAAGGAAGTTAGCGCTCCCGGCTGGGTGCGTGATCTTCGCAAATCGTATCGTGAGGAAAAGCGTCGAGCGAAAGACCTTGAGCAGAAGGTGCAGCAGCTAGAGCAGCGGACACAACCCGCGCAACAGCCGCTAGGCCAGAAGCCCACGTTAGATTCGGTTGACTACGATACCGACCGATATGAGACGGCACTTGCGGCGTGGTATGAAAAGAAGCGCCAGCATGACGATAGGCAACTATCCGTCCGGGCTGAACAGGAAGCTGTGCAGAAGGGATGGGAAAAGAAGCTGGAAGGGTATCATTCGGCGAAAGCTGATTTGAAGGTCAAGGACTATGACTTCGCAGAAGAAGTTGTTCAAGACACCCTAAGCGTCATGCAGCAGGGAATGATCGTGCAAGGTGCGGAGAACCCCGCGTTGCTCGTTTATGCTCTGGGCAAGAACCCAAAGAAAGCGAAGGAACTTGCTTCTATAACCGATCCCGTAAAGTTCGCCTTTGCGGTGGCCAAGTTGGAGACCAATTTGAAAGTCACAAATCGCAAGGCGTCATCCACGCCGGAAAAGAAGATCAGCGGCACAGGCCGTCCTTCTGGAACGGTAGACGGCACCCTAGAACGGCTGAGAGCAGAAGCTGAGCGCACTGGGAACTACACGAAAGTGACCCAGTATAAGAAGCAGAAGCAATCGGCATAAACCCATAAAGGACATGCCAAATGGCAAACTCGTTTTCCAAAGAAGAGCGCGTAGCGTTCGAAGACATCCTCTCAGGCTTCAACGATGCACTTGTTTTGTCGTCGCTTGTGATGAAATACAACACCAACGGCCAACAGATGGAGCGTTCGTCGGACACCATCTGGCGCCCCGAACCCTACATTGCCCAGTCGTTTGACGGTTCGGACGCTACGTCCAACTTCAAAGACTCGACCCAGCTTGCTGTGCCTTCGACCATTGGCTACCAGAAGCACTCGACGGCTCTGCTGACCGCAAAAGAACTGCGCGACCAGTTGCAAGAGAACCGTCTGGGTCAGGCTGCTGCTCAGAAGCTGGCTTCTGACATCAACGTGGCCGTTCTGACTGTGGCTTCTAACCAAGGCACTATCGTTTCCAAGCGCACCACCGCTGCATCGGGCTTCTCCGATATTGCAGAGGTTGATGCTCTGATGAACGAGCAGGGCGTGATGATGACTGACCGCAACTATGCACTGTCCAGCCGCGACTACAACGGCATGGCTGCTGACTTGGCTGCACGTCAGACCATCAACCAAATCCCGACTGAAG